TACCTATACCCAGACCAACGCCGATATTGCCCTCAAAGACCCTTTGCGCAAGGTACAGCTTCTGGAGAAGCCAGAAGTCGAAGACCGCAGGGTCACGCAATACGGAAATATGGCATGAACATTTTCGTAACTATGTGTTTTGTCATATTGGTTATTATTCTAGTTCTCTGATTCTAGGGGATACAGATATGAAATCTGTTGCTGTAGTTACCGCCACTACAGGCCGGGACACGCTTCTCAAAGCCATAGAGTCTGTCCAAGCCCAGACCTACCCTTGCACCCATTATGTCTTCTTTGACGGTGTGCCGGTGAATATCGACATCCCGGAGGGGGTCAAGGTTATCGCCCTGCCAGTCAAGACCGGAGGCAACGCCATGATGAATGGTGGCGTTTGTGCAGCCGCAGCATACCTGACTGTCGAAGACTATATCTGCTTCCTTGATGACGATAACTGGTTTGAACCGAACCATGTTGAAAGTCTTGTAAATGTCATCGGAAACAACGAATACGCCTACAGCCTTCGGAAGCTGGTCGAGCCTGATGGGACTTTCTTTGCCAACGACGATGGTGAGGCGACTGGACATTTTGGCGATCTGGTAGATGTAAACTGCTATTTTATGAAACGGGAACTCTGCGCCGGCATTGCCCCCCTATGGTACAAGACCAATGGGCAACTGATGGTCGGAGACAGGTATGTGTGGGCAACCCTTACCCAGAGCAATGTCCCGTATGCTGCCACCGGCCAGTACACAGTCAATTATCGTATGGCGTCCCGCTGGAACACAAAGCCATATTTCTTCTTGAAGAATATACAAAAACAGTCCCAGTATCCTGACGGGTTTCCCTGGCGCGCAGCATGAGCAACTTTAACATCAAGCAGTTCTATAGGTTCTGCTCTCAGTTAAAGATTGAGTCCAAGGAACACGGCCTTATAAATCTGAAAAGCCTTCTTGGCACCCAGACCTATGTGATGAATGAAATCGCAAAGGGTCTAGAAGAAGACGTACATTTCTTTGTCTGTCTTAAAGGCCGACAGCTAGGCATCACAACAATAACCCTGGCGCTAGACCTGTACTGGCACTTCCTGCATCCCGGCCTTCAGGGAACCCTCACCACAGACACAGAGGAAAACCGGGATATGTTCCGGTCTACCCTGGCGATGTATATGGAAGGCTTGCCGAAAGAATGGAAGATACCCCTCGTCCAGCACAACAGAAACCAGCTAACGCTGAAGAACCGCTCACGGCTTTTCTACCAGATAGCGGGCTTACGTTCGAAAGGTACTTTAGGCAGAGGCAAGGCCATCACCTATCTGCACGGGACAGAAACCTCCTCATGGGGAGACGAGGAAGGACTAGCATCGCTCCTGGCTTCCTTAGCTGAAACCAATCCCAGCCGTTTCTATATGTTTGAATCCACAGCGCGTGGCTTCAATATGTTCCATGACATGTACGTCACCGCCAAACGGGCCAAGACCCAGAGGGCTATTTTTTGCGGCTGGTGGCGCAATGAGTTATATGCCGTTGAACCGGATTCTGCCGTCTACAAAGTCTATTGGGATGGCAAGCTAAAGCCGGAAGAAAAGGAATGGGTCAAAGACATCAAGAAGCTATACGGCGTTGAAATCAACAGCCGACAAATGGCCTGGTGGCGTTGGAAGATGCACGAAGGCATCAAAGATGAATCCCTGATGTATCAGGAGTTCCCGCCTACCGAAGATTATGCCTTCGTAATGACAGGCACCAGCTTCTTCTCAAATTCACGCTGCACCGACGCAGCAAAAGCCTCCAAGCTAAACCTGCCTGACCATTATCGCTATGCGATGGGCGCCTACTTCCAAGATACGGAAGTCATCAAGTCTACAGAACGCCTATCGACCCTTAAGGTGTGGGAAGAACCCGTAGACAACGGGTACTATGTCATTGGGGCAGACCCCGCCTATGGCAGTAGCGACTGGGCAGACCGCTTTTGTATTCAGGTCTTCCGCTGCTACGCCGATGGCATGGATCAAGTCGCTGAATTTAACACCAGCGAAATGAATACCTACCAGTTTGCCTGGGTCATCGCCCACCTTGCCGGCGCCTACAAGAACTCAACCCTGAATCTGGAAGTCAATGGCCCCGGTCAAGCGGTCATCAACGAATTGAAAAACCTGAAACGTCAGGCGACCTCTATGAATAGCCAGCAGGGGCGCGATCTGATGAACGTCCTTGCCCACATGCAGAATTATATCTGGCGCAGGAACGATACGCTGGGCGGAATGAGCAATAGCATTGGCTGGATGACCACCACCCAGTCCAAGGAACGGATGCTTTCCTACTTCAAAGACTATTTTGAACGCGGGATTATGAAAGTCTATTCCACAGAACTCATTGAGGAAATGAAAAGCATTGTCCGCGACCAGGGCAGCATTGCCGCCTATGGACGGGGCAAGGATGACAGGGTTATCGCCACGGCCCTAGCCGCTGCGGCCTACGCAGAACAGCTTCAACCCCGCCTTTTGGCCGGCAGAATTACCCGTCAGGTCAATAAAAAGCAGGAAGAATACACCCCCGAACAACTTGCCGTTGGCAAAGGGGTATCCAATTATCTCAAAAATATCGGGGTATACGGTTCCAGATGATGACCCGTGTGCAGATGCGAGAAGCTATCAAACGGTTTTTGGCAGACGAAGACCGGGTTTTAAGCGAAAGACTGTTCTGCCAACTGGCCGGAATCTCAAAACTGACCTTCCGAAAGGTATTCCACGGGGGGGAAACCCTTACCCCGATGGTCCAATTGCGGGTTGAGAAGGCGCTCAAGGCCCTAGAACGCGGGGAAGTCCGCTTGATGCAAAACCGGGACCGCACTAAATATGTCGAATATCGTCGGGAACCGCAGCCCGAGTTACGCCGCAGCTTGGGTTTGCAGATGAAAAACGGGAAGATAGAATTGAAAATTGGGCTGCGAAACGCCAACGACTACACCCAACCAACCTTCAAAGAGCAATTTGAGAAATAGGGGATTGTGAAATGGCTATTTTGAAAAGTTACTTTTGCAGCAAACACGGTTATTTTGACGCTTTTGCCGAAGGCGCTGTGCGCTGCCCTGCCGCCAGGTGCCGGTGCAAGCCCAAGGAACAGCTTGCCGCACCCGCCATTCTGTCAGACCGGACCAAATCCGCAGACAAGAACCTCAAGGGTTTAGCCGAGGACTTTAAGATGACAAACATCAAGTCCACGCGGGAAGGCGAAAGCCAGCAGGGCTATCTTACCCGAAACAACAAGACCCCTCCCACCCCTCCCCCCCAGGTTCGGGAACCGCGTCCCGGCGATGCCGCTATGTGGGGAAACAAGGGCGGGTTCAACATGGGGTCGATCATGTCCGGCCAAGCATTTCCGTCTGTACGGGGCGAGCAGGTTAGTGTAAAACCCCAAGATGTGGGGAATCTTCGCGGTCCAACTACCGCCAGTTACGTGCCTGACCATGAGGGTTTAAAGATTAAATGAAACTCCCCCAAGACCTTGAACAGCGTGAGTATTTCTTTAACGATTTGATTGAGAAATGCTTTGTCTCGCGGGACACCCGCAAGGCCGACTATTCAAGTCTTAGGTCATGGTTTCTGTTTGGCGCGGGGCCGGAAGAAAGTCCCGCCCAATTCAACAAAATCAACCCCACCATTGACCAGCTTATTAGCTTTTTGTACGCCGCCGATACGACCCGGTTTACCGTACACCTGGGGTCCACGGCCCCTGATTATGAATACAATAAGCTGAGTATCCTTGTCGAAGCCCTCAACGACAAATGGATGGATTCGGGCGGGGACAAAGTGTTTTTGACCGCCCTAACCTGGGCTTTGGTCTACAATTCATCCTTCATCAAGTTGATCTGGCGCGACGGCATCAACGCCTACATGGTTGATCCCGGTAGCCTTGGCGTCTTGAGAGAGGATAGCACCCATACAGACCGCCAAGAAGCCATTGTTCATAGCTATTATATAACAAAGAGTGAGCTACGGGCGCGTCTGTATACTCATCCAAACCGGGAAAGAATCCTTGCCCGGTTAGAAGGCTCCAAGCACCAGGTCGAGAACGTCCCTGCTGGCATAGACCGCATCGTTCTTTCGCAAACCAATCCAACTATTTACGGCACAGTCAACCTGGATTTGTACGGCTTTAACCGCATGAAGGCGGAAGTGGCCGAAGACACCATCCAGATGAAGGAATTGTGGGTCTGGGATTCGGACCAGGAAGACTACCAGTGCGTCACCATTGCCGACCCAGATGTTATTATCTATGACCGTCCGGGCAAGGAATTGTATCTGAAGGGCGAATTGCCCTTTATCCAGATTTGTCCCAATCCGCAGTACGACTACTTTTGGGGGCAGAGCGAAGTCCAGAAACTTATCCTGCTTCAGCAGATGCGGAATAAACGCATGACTGAGATTCTGGACCTTTTGTCCCGCCAGGTTAATCCGCCCAAGGTTATGATGGGCTTTTCCGGCATCCAGGAAGAACGGAATTTTGCCCTGAACCGTCCTGGCGGCTTGCTAAGTTCTGATATGCCCAACGCCAAGGTGGAATCCCTGGCCCCAGAAATGCCCGATAATTTGTACCGGGAAATCCAAGAAATTGACGCGATGTTTGAGGAAGCCAGCGGTATTTCCTCCATC